GGGTAGTACACCATTTGATACAGAACAACAGGCACATAAGATGTTGGACTTACAAAGAGATTGTAACCCACATAGAAAATATCAAACTGTGTCTATTTTAGAAGAAGAAAATTTAGAGGTGGTAAAATGAGTGAATGGGATAAAACTATGATTGAAAAGGAATTAGCTGAATCAGATAATCAAACACCTAAAGAGGAAATGGACTTAGAAGATAATCAGTTATTCAAGAAAGGTGCTTTAAATGACCCTGATGGAATAGAGTTATTTAAAGTAGGAAAATTGAAAGACTCTAACCCATATACTAATGAAGATGGAAGTCATATTGATGGCAGATATCCGAAAAAAATAGTTGTCACTAAAGCTATGTCACAGAAAGGAAATGCGTATTATACAGTATATTAAGAAATTGGTTGCATATTTCCAAGTAAGAATCCTGAATCAATAGTAAAATTTTCAGGAAACATAGATATTGATGGACAAGAAAAAGTTTTACTCGGTTATGATAATGGGTCATACTATGGATTAGAGATTAAAACAAAAGATGAAATGAATGGAGTACCCAGCAAAGAAGATGATTCTAGCAATCCATTTAATTAATTCTTTCTCATGGAAGTGGCGAGTCTTTCATAGCTTTTCTACTCGCCACTCTTATCTAAAATGTCAGTGAGCATATTTACAAACGAGTTTTTTCAAAAACATGGTAAACCTGATTTATCAAAGACACCAAATTATGGTGTTGTTAAATTAGATATTGGTCGAGCTGATTTAGTTTCTGCTAGAGTAGAGTTATCTGCTGGTGTTGGACAAGAAACTACTGCTAATGTTTATAACAAAAATTTAGATGATATAAGAAAAGTAAGAATGTGGAGAATACCTTTAAATTCTAAAATAGCTCAATTAATGCACAAGTATGCAATAGAAATTAATGATATTTTTAATTATAAAATTTCTGCAATACAAGACATTCAATATTTAGAATACAAATCTGGAGATTATTATAAAACTCATTCAGATATCAATACTGAACTTGGCTCAACGAGAAAGATTAGTATTTCATGGGTGGTTGATGATGACTACGAGGGTGGAGATTTAAAAATAAATTATGGTGGAGAAGAAGTTGTAATGGAAAAAACAACAGAACAATTAATAGCGTTCACAAGTTTTATGAGTCATTGTGTCACACCGATTACAAGTGGCACTCGTAAAGTTTTAGTATGCTGGATAAGTGGCGAAAGCTGGAGATAGAAAATGCAAATAAAAGATATATTAGAAATATTAGAACGAGCAGAAAAAAGAAGTACACCTAGTGATGTATTAGAAATTTTAGATATAGAAAGGTATTCACATTCTAAAAATGAATACATCAAAATTGGCGAGATGGAATTGACACATTTTATAAGAGTGTTCAATCAAACTTATCAATCAATTAATGAGCCAAGACAAAAATTAGCTGATGAAATAGAAATGGAGATGTATAAAAAATGAAAACTTATGAAGAACAATTAAAAGATATAGACCAAGAAGAATTAAAAAAAAGAATAAAAATGGTACACGATGGTTTAAAATCTCAAATGGTTTCAAATTCTAAAAACATCTTCAATGAATTACTTTCTAAAGATTTTGATGAGTTTAATATTCATGCAATTTTGAATAGTATTAATAATATTAATAATTTAATGAATACAGAGATTTTTGTTAAAAATGGGATAATTAACCCTGATTTAGCTGAAAAACTCGATAAAAACTTAAAAAAAAGTGATTAAATAGCTTTATTTTATACTTTTAGTAATATATACTTATTACATAAGCTAATAAAACAGCTTATAAATTTAACGAAAAACGAGGATATAAACAATATGAAAATACACGACTACATAAAAACTGAAAAACATATTTGTAAACGATTAATAGAACATCATACTAATCGTTTAGAAAATATAAAAAACAAAAAAACTAATCATTATAAAGAAGTTGCAAGTCATCTAGATGAAATCAAAAAAACTCTAATTACTATGGAAGAAATTGATTCTTTATTAAGATGTTATGAACTAAAACCTTTGTAAACGAACAGTGTGGGTGTCACTCAAACCACCCAAAACAATTAACAACAAAAGTAAATTAATACTTTACTTATTAATACTAATAGTAGTATAGTTAATCAAATAATAAACGAGGCAAAATAACAATGAAGAAAATAATTCTATATCATGGTACAGATGTTCTTTCTGCCCAAGTCATTGAGAGTAAGGGTCTGAAACCAACATACAATTCAGAACAAAGTAATTGGACAGAAAATCCTAGCAGAACTGATAGTGTTTATTTGACAGATACATTTGCAGTTAAGTTTGGATTAATAGCAAGTGAGTGTAATGATAGACTAAATGATTTTGCAATTATCACAGTTGAAGTCAACGAAGATGACTTATATCCTGATGAAGATTTCTTAGCTCAAATTCCAAAATGTCTTTATGAAAGTTTAGGTTTAGATATTGAAGTTGCAGATTATGATTTAACTAAAAAGACTCACTACTTTAAAAATAGATTAGATGACTTTAAATATCTTTGGAAAGACTCTTTGAGATGGCTTGGTACAGTTTCACATAGAGGTGCAATAACAAAAGATAAGATAAAAAATGTTTCATGTGAAACAATAGATAATTTATCTTTAAGTGCAGATTGTGAAAAGTCAGCAGAAGTTAATTTTGGTTATAAATTAGACCATGAAAAATATCATAAATTACAAATTAAAAAAATAACTAAAAGACTTAATTTAAGAAAAGAAAATCAATTAATAACTCACTCAAAAGAAGTTATGAAATGTTATTTAGTTAGTCAGTTTGCTAAAACTACTTTTTATGACACAACAGGAAATCCGAATGTTGATGAAAAAGTATATTTGCATAATGGTGGACTTATGACAACTAGCATATTAACTCATATGTATTTAAAACAAGAGCCAAAACCAAAATATAAATTGCATGAGTTAGAGTATTTGCATTTTGTTGGCGACCCTACAATAGAAAAAGAATTTACAATAGCTTATGGTGTAAAAAAATGAGCAAAGTATTCAATGAGAGTTATTTTAATGCAATAGAATACATTGGGAAATGGAGAAAACATATTGATGAAAAAACTATTGCTAATAATGTAGAAAAAGAATTTGGGATAGAATCTCAAATAGTAAAATTAATCATCAAAGATGAGGAGATAAATAGTTATGATAATTGAAAAATATGTGGATAATATATTAATCCCAGCATTTATAAGGAAAGGCAAAATGAAAATTAATATAGACTTAATGATGAATAATCTTGAAAATCAAATAAAGAGATACTTAAATGGAGATAGAACAATCACTTTATTAGAACATGAAATGAATGTTACTACTCTTAAACATTTTCAAAGAGTTAAACAAGAAGAGGCAAAAAAATGATTGAGAAATTTTATGATATATTAGAAAAAATTCCTGATTGGCTACAAGCGATAATTGTAATGTCAGTTGTATCAATCTTTTGGATATTTGTATTAGGGTAGTTGTTATTCCTACCCTAAATAGATAGGTTAGCACACAATAAATTTAGGTGGTCAGTTAAGTGTGTAGACACCCTAAAACCTATCTGTGAGAGTCGGAAGTTTACACCTCGTTTGCTTTCGGCTCTTTTTTTATGCCTGTTTTTCTGTTAGATTTAACTTATATTAATAAAAAGAGAGGGTGTTATGATACCTATTGAATTAATTTCTATGCTCGTTTCTACTGTGCTTGGTGGTGTTTTATCTATCATGGCACAGAAGTCAAAAGATAAAGCAGATGAACAGAAAATGCTTATGCAACGAGCAGAATTTCAATCAAAACAATTTGATAAAGCAAGGGCAGTAGATGACCCATTTACTAAGAATACAAGGCGATGGATAGCATTAATTGCCGTTGTATCAATATTAGTCTTGCCGAAACTAGCACCATTTATTGCTAGTGATATGCCTATTTATGTGGGCTATACAGAGTCAGTTATGCAAGGTTGGTGGATATTTGCTAGTTCTACCGATATAACTCAATGGAAACCAATGACGGGTCTTGTAATTACACCTTTGGATACACATGTTGTATCAAGTATTATAGGATTATATTTTGGTGGCAGTTTGGTAAGAAGATAATGTCTGATGTAGATTGGAAAATAATCGCTAAAGCGATAGCAGTTGTATTAATCATGGGTGCTTTGCTTTCTT